AATTTGATTGTGTTATGACCACCAATCTTAACACTGACCTTGTTATGGAGTATATCATGTTCTCAGACCAGATTGTTGAAAATAGTGCAGTACCAACGAGTTATCATTATTATCATGGGATATATGATTTAGGTGGTACAGCTCCATTTTGGGATGAACTTATAAGTTACGTCGGTTTACAGGCTGATGTTGGTAGTGGAAGTTGGTTGTCAGATGCTAGAGAAGTTATTAGTAGTAAGATTATGGAGAATGAAGACCATTATTTGGGTCAGTTACACGCTATTGAGAAACAGATTGTTGATAGGTTTGTTACTTCTGACAATGATATTACTGAAGGTATTGTAACACTTGGAACATCTGATGTTACTACAAGTGTATCTTCAGATAAAGAAAGAAACATGTCTTATGTTAAAACTAGCAGTGCAAGTTGTGATAGTAAATTATTAGACTTAAGCACACAAGCAAATAAAGAGGATGATACATTCAACTATAAATTTAAACGACAATAGATATGGCACAATATTATAACAGATATACGGAGTTTACAATTAACGAACAAAACCTACCAGTACCGTATTTAGGGATACCCCCAAAACCAACAGATAAGAGAGTTATATACAAAGTGGGTAAATCTAGGTTGGATAAGATTAGCCAAGTATATTACGATTCACCATATTTTGGATGGTTAATAATGGAAGCTAATCCGGGTATCGGAAGCTTAGAATTTGATATTCCAGATGGTAGAGTATTGACTGTCCCATTTCCTTTGGTAACTTCATTGCAGGACTATAAACAAAGGGCAGACAACCACTTCTTCTACTATGGCAAATGAGATAATTAATAATGAAAATATCGCTGTTGAATTCGCTGAACAAAATGTTGTTCTAGTCGACCCCAACAGAATTGTTGTTGATGGAAAAATTCAGGAACGGTTAGTAAAACACGAAGAACTTACGATATACGTGAATCTACAAGCTAGGGTGGTGCCTAGAAGTAAAGTTATTGCTGGTGCGGGACTTGAAACTGAGGCCTTGGTAGATATATTTGAAGGTAATATTAATTTTATGAAACCCGGTGGTAAGGATTATTTAACCACAGATTGGGTTGATACAGCCACTGGAGCACACAACTCTAAACAGTACAGAGACGTCATCGACCCACAAACGGGTAAGGATATAAATAGAGAAATCATCACTAATAAACGTGATTCAGAGGCTTTTGGAATTACAAATATACAGATATCATTAAATCCATCGTACGTACCAACAGTAACAATTAATTTTGTAGATGTTAAGGGTAGAACATTATTTGAACAAGGACAAAATTCACCATACGCAGCATTCTTTCAACTACCCTATCCACTATTCTTTTTAACGGTAAAAGGGTTTTATGGTAAAGCGGTCAAATATCAACTTATGATGCATAAGTTCAATGCTAGTTTTGACCCATCATCAGGTAATTACAATGTTACATGTAACTTTATTGGTAGAACAACAGCATTATTATCGGATTTAACGGTACAGGAGATTATGAATGCTCCATATATGTTTCCTAGACAATATACAAAAGAAACCGAAAAATCCGAAGAATTCCAAGTAATAACAACTAGTAGAGGAGCTCAAGTACAACATGAGGTTTATAACATTTACAGGGCCAAAGGGTTGATTGCTGAAGATTTTCCAGACATGACCATTAAGGAACTTGTCGATAAAGTTACTAATCTGGATACACTTATTGAACAAGCTTTAGAACCATACAATTTATCGGCTTTAGATGATATTGACAATTATGAGAAATTATTGTCTAACTTTAGTTTTAAGATATTAGGTGAAGCAGGATGGAGTAGACGGTATTTAGATTTTTCAGATATTAGTATTTATGTTGATTCGTCCACACAAAGAGTTTACTACACATGGAAAAAAGAAGTTGCTGAAAACGAGGAAAAAGAACAAGAAGCTATTGACGCTCTTAAGAAGGCATTAAAAGAGTATAGTGAAGAGTTATTAAAGAACCCTACATTTGGTACTAATGGTGACGAATTCATACCTGTAGATATTAAATATTTAGATTTCGTTGCTGAGAATGTGGCTGGTATGCCAGAAGGAACTGATGAATGGTATGTAGTAAATGGTGACAATACTACATTTGAAGAAAAATTAAATGTAATTAGAACTGAGTTTGAAAAGAAAAGAACCAAAATTGAAACCAGACTTACAAACATTATAAACTCCACTATCAGTAGTAGTGTTGGACTAGGATTCACACCAACAGTAAGAAATTTATACGCTGTTATATTATCGGGTGCTGATACATTTTTAAGGTTAATGAATGAAACACATTTGGAAGCAATGAGTAAACGAGATAATAATAATCGTTTAAACGCTTTAAAAGGTTCAGGAGCTCCGGATAAACAATTACAAAAAGACGAGTTTGTTTTTCCATGGCCAGCTTACTATATGAGAGAGGATAATGAACACGGTGGACAGACATTCGTAACTACATATCCGGGAGCTGCTAAAGCACTTACACAAACTAAATCCTATATACCAGGAACTTGGCCTGAAGTAGAATTTGTTGAGGAGTATTTGAGAGCAACCATCATTAGGGAACGATTCCCACAAATTAGTGGTCAAAATAATGCTTTAGGTCAAAGATGGTTACCAGTAACATCCGCTGACTTTATGTTAAAAGGTATATATGCTGACACTAGTTACATTCCATTTTATTATGAATTGTGGGATAGGTCATTATTTCACACATATTATTCTGGTATGAAATCTAGGTTAATGGACAGTAAGACTGATATGGCACTACAAGCTATGGCTACAATAGAAGTAGCTAATATGAAGGTAATGACAGAAGGGGCTTTTGATTTACAAGAACAACTTAAGAACCAGACACTAAACTTCAACACATTTTCTACACAAGGAGATGGCGGGGGAGCTTGTTTCTTACAACAAATGGCACCAAGAAGTAAGTGGCAATTGTTAATTAGAGATGAAATCGTTACACAGAATATTAAAGATATGGTGGATGGTCCTAGATTTGTCATATACCCATACATTGATTTAGTTACAACAAATCACGAAAACGAAGACACACCAACAGGAGAAGCTACAAAAACAATAGAGGAATTTTTATCTATAGCTAAGGTGGATAACGGAAAAATATTATTTGACACCTACCCATTTATAGATTTTAACCATAGTAATTCACCATGGGTTAAAAAATATTTAGCAAATGGTAAAAAAATAGGGTCATTCCAACAACTATATGGGATATCTAAGAATCTTATAGTTTCAGAGAATATAAAAGCTTACACATCTAACATTAAACCAGAAGGTGAGTTAGCTGGATTTGGTTCAGCTATTTTTTACTCAGACCCTAAATGTTTAGTACCTAAATTTTATAAACTTTACAAAGATACATTAACTAAAAGACTTAACATTAGTGGAAATAAAATTGGGTGGAAAAATTTCTTTAATGGGGTAACAGGTGAACTATCTAATACGTTAAGTAATAACAATTTATTTTTAACTGAGAGTGAAATTAGTTACTTAGATGCTGATAGTGGTATTACACCAGGAGGTAAACAAATAGTTTCTATGTTAAACACACCATACTTCACTAATGCTTTTAGAGAAGGTGTTTTAAAGGATATGGCTGGTTCACAGAATCCATATATCGCTGCATCATATTTGTTAGTTAATTCCTTACCTTTAGCTACATTAAGAGATAAGGGTGTGGTAGATGTTAAGGCAGGTGTTACAGAACACGGAGATTATATATTTTCTACCTTAAACCAAGTATCAGCTTTACACCCACTACCTTATGCATGGATGTTAAAGTATGGTAGTATTTGGCATAGGTACAAGACTTATATCAAAACCGGTGTTGATATATTAAGTAATTCATGGACAAATTATGATGCTGCACAAGGATTTAATCCTTCTACTAATAGTTTAAATCACTTATATAATTTAGATATAGGTTCAAATAACAGTACTATTAGTATAGGGGGTGAAATTACTAGTGGTGGACATACTGTTGTTAATTTAGGTTTTTATCCTGAATTAATTAATATGACACATTGGTTCGTCACCGATACATTATTATATGAAAATATGACAATAACTGGTTTACCGGTTACTGATGCTGGCATTAATGGGTTTATTATGGCTGGAGCTCTTAATGTTAAGAATAATGACGATATTCATATAAATGACCCTGCAAGTGATACGGAAGTTAATTTCTGGAACGTATATTACGACACAACACACGACACACTAACGTCAGGTATGACACCAACATACGTCCTTTATCCATCAAGTGGTGGTATGAAAGAATCACAACTTAAGTTTGATGTTAAAGGTGGACTATCTAATAATCCAGCTACACATAATGGTAATTCTAGATTCTTATGGTCCACTTCACAATATGGATACTTTAAACACGATATTAACACATTACCAAAACCGTGGGAATATATGTCCAAAACAGATAATTCGAATGATATGCAAAAACCATTCGTTCTAGATAGTAAATCTAAGTATGATAGTATTGAAGAATTATTTGACATCTTCTCTCCTAATATATTAGATAAATTTGAAGAGTATTTCTTAAACTTTAGTCAGAATGAAAAAAAGTATAATAGTGGGTTAGACGGATTAGAGTATTTTACTGATGAAGGTGGTGCTATAACCGGACTGACAAGTACAAATGAAATGACATTTCAAAGTATTGTTAGAGGGATACTAACATTACCAAAATCTGTGGTTGAACATAGTGATACTGACAGTATATTCGGCATTAATTTAGCTAATTCACAGAATAAGAAAATTAATGTTACACTTAATAATTTCTTAAGGAAAAGAGTTACGTTTAAGTTCCATAATCAAGACGATATAAATAGGAGAGCTCTTAGGACTTTTGTTGGTGATGCTAAATACTATAATTTTGGTTCTTATCAGAATAATCTACCACCAGAAGTGACACTGGCAACATCCAAAGCTAATTCCCCACAAGCATGGACATCATTACAGACAAATATTGGATTTTTTAGTGAAATAGGTTCACATACTTTATATTACGACGATTTAGGTTCTGAGGTTACAGATTTCTTTAGAGAAATGAATATTGATTTTATAAGTAGTAATATAGTAGCTCTTAGAAAGGTTATTAGGATGTATGTAACCGAAAGAATTAGAAATGGTTCTACACAATCACCGACTATGGCACCAAATCCATCACCATCTGGGTTTAAAAGTTACTTTATATCTAAGGTTAAAGAAGCTCTGGATAATTTAGAGGATGGACAATCAACACACGTAAACGAGATATTCTTCCAGTCTAAGGAGATATTTGATAGTGTACCTAAAAGAGCGGAAATTGATGATGTAGACCCAGCATTTCAAACGGATGTTCAGAAACTAGAACTATACCAAACATTTAAGACCATGAATGATAAGTGGGTATCAGGGGAAGAATTTGGAGAAAAAACATTATTTGAAGATTTTTTATTTTTTGATAGAGCAAATAGAGATATTGGTGATTTAGCTATTTTAGACGTTAATCCGTTAAAATCCTTAAATGCACCAGAAAATGCTAACTTCTCGTTATATGGTTTATTAGGTAGTATGTTACAAGGTAATAATTTTCATTTCCTAGCTTTACCAAGTTATATTAATTTTTATGGTGTAACAGAAGTATCTGGAGTTGAAATTGATAATTTTAGTACTAGTGATGAAGCTAATGATTTATTTGGTACACACCTACAGGTAGACTATCAAGATTCTAAACCTAAGTTTTTGTGTATGTATGTTGGTGAACCATCACAACATACAGAAGTTCAGTCGGACATATACAAATACGATAGTGATTCTTTCTTTTTAGGAAGGACATCAGGTAACCCGTTATTTTCAAATTGTACAGACCCAACAAAGTGTAATAAGGTTGTTGCTTTTAATGTAGATTTTGGTAATTTAAGTCAGGGTATATTTAAAGGACTTAACTTGGACCAGAATGAATATAGGAATACAGCCGAAACATTTTATGTTGTTGAGAATATGGCGAACTCCACTAATGACAAATCAATAGCAACACAAGGGTTAAGTTTATTTAATGTGTATAGAAGTAGGTCGTACACTTGTAAGGTAGAGGCTATGGGTAACGCTTGTATTCAACCAACAATGTACTTTAATTTAAGACATGTACCTATGTTTAACGGTCCATATTTAATTACAGATGTAGAACATAGTATTACCGCTAATGACATGAAGACATCCTTTACGGGTATTCGTTCACCATTTTTCGACCTACCAAATATTGACGACATTGTAGCTAGGGTTAACAAGTCATTTATTAATAGGATTAAAACTAAAACAACTAAAACAAATACAGTGGATGATATTGAAGATAGTACGGATTACGGACCACCATTAGAACCAGCTACAGGAAGTGATAAGGATAATGTGGACAGAGCTATGACCATATTAATAGATAAACACGGAGCTTCAACATATGGTGCTGCCGCTGTTGTAGGTAATATGTTATCTGAAAGTGGATTAATTGTGGATAGGTTAGAGACAAAATGGAAAAATCTTAACCAATCGTATTATGGAGGTATTGGATTAGTACAGTGGACTGGTAGTAGAAGAACAAAATTTGAAAAACACTTCGGCATAGCTAATAGTTTCGAACAAAGAAAAGAACTAATTGGATTAAATAATGAACACGTATTGGAGTACAGACTATTAGTAAGAGAAAAAGCACCAATGGAAGAGTCTGTATCGTATTATTGGGATGAAATAGGTGGAACAATTCGTAATAAATTAAAATCAGCAAATAATGCTGGACAAGCTAGTGAAGATGTTTTAGCTGATTTAAGACCAGCTTCTTATTTATGTTGGAAACAGTGGGAAAGTAAAGGTAAGACCGATTATTGTAAAAGTAGTGTAAATACTTATGCAGAAGCTTTAAAAGGTAAAAATAAAACCAGAGATAAAAGAGCCAGACTTACAATGAAGGCATATAACACATATAAATCATAAAATAACTAAAACAAAAGAATTTTACGTAATCAATGATATTTATAATAAAAGAATAATACTATGGGAAACTTAGAAAGAAATTTAGACAAGTACTTAAGCAAAACACAATCAAAGAAAGTCAAAGAAAATCAAGAAGTTGAAGGAGAAGAAGAAGTTTGTGATATGCAGACAGGTGAATGTTATACACTTAGAAGTAAGGACGGACTTATCGAGAAAGTAAATAAGACTATGAAGACCGAAGATGGTCGTACACTATTAATGGGATAATGGCAAAGAGAACACTAAAAGAAGAACTAGAAAGGTTTAATAACATAGGAAGTTATGTTGAAGGGCTATCCGAATCGTCATTTTTTTCTAGTGTCGGCAGTGGATTTAAAGATAGGCAAGAAGGGTCTCCAAGAGCACAAGAATTTATGGAACAAGATGAAGACGCTTTGGATTTAGATGTTGGTGCAGATGATGATTTAACTGATACTGATTTAGAAGTTGGAACTGACGATGTAGATTTAGAGGTAGGTGACGAAGAAACTGGTGACTTAGATGATGAAGAAATGGACTTAGACCTAGACGATGAAGACCTAGGAATGGAAGAACCAGTAGAAGATTCTGAAGAAATAGATGTTACTGAGTTAGTTACTATGGCTAAAGGTGCTGAAGAAAAATCCGAAGAAGCTAAAGAATCTTTAGATGCACAAACTGATAAGATAGGAGCTTTAGTTTCTAAGATTGATGATTTATCATCTAAATTAGCTACTATAGATACAATTACACAGTCTATTGATGATTTGGAACAAAAAATAGAGGATACGATACCACCAACACCAATAGAAAGATTAGAGATGAGGTCTTTAGATAGTGGACCTTTTAGTGAAAAACCATTAGAGTTTTGGGATAGAAAAAAAGAGGAAATGGAAGAAAGAGGATTCGATAAAGAATACGTCTTAACACAAGAAGATGCTGACGAGTATAATGATAAAGATATACAAGCTAGTTTCGACACACCAACAAAAGAACAAGAAGAAGACAGTGAAGAGTTTAAAGTTCTAGGACACCAACCAAATAAATAGAAATTTAATTTATATAAAAAAAGTGGGTAACCGCTTTTTTTTATGCTTTTATTTTTTTACAATTATAATAAGTTTATTGGTCACTTACATAGTTGACTTATCACTAAAAGAGTGTTACTATTAAACGAGAAAGAATTAATATATTAACTAAAAAAAAATTAAAGTATGAGTAGTTTAGACGCAATCTTGAGCCAATATGAAAAAAATTCACAAGGTGGTTCAGAAAAAAAGAAATTCGTGAGTAACGAAGAAAGATTAAAGAAATACTTTGCTACATTTTTACCTAAAGGAACTAAAGATGGAGAGAAAACAATACGTATCCTGCCTACATCGGATGGTACATCGCCATTTAAAGAAGTATGGTTCCACGAAATTCAGGTACAAGGTAGATGGCAAAAGATTTATGACCCAGGTAAAAATGGGGACGGTTCAAGAACCGGAGAAAAAAGTCCACTTAATGAAGTAGAGGACGCATTAAAATTAACAGGTAACCAACAAGACAAAGAGTTGGCAAGACAA